CTTTTTAGAAACAGAAATACTAGACCACGTATTTGCAGGTGCGGCTTACACTGCTCCATCAACTCATTACTTGGCTTTATTCACAGCAGCACCAGGCGAAGCAGGTGGTGGCACAGAGGTATCTACTTCAGGAACAGCATACGTTCGCAAAGCGGTAGCATTTACAACAACAGGTAATACTACATCAAACTCAGCAGCCGTTGAATATCCAACAGCAACAGCATCGTTTGGTACAGTTACTCATGTTGGCGTATTTGATGCGGCTACGTCAGGCAACTTAATGGCTTACGCTACTTTGTCATCGTCTAAAGCGATTGCAACAGGTGATGTGTTCCGTGTACCTACAGGTGACTTAGATATTACGCTAGACTAATAGTCCTACAAAGGGTTAATTATGGCTTTTGAATATGGTGAATCGTATTATGGATTAAGGACTTTCGGTTCTAGTCTTGGTGAGGTAAAAGATGCTTCGGCTACAGTTACAGCATCGTGTACCATAGCAGGTGTTAATTGGATTGTTACCAAGGGTAGTGGTCCTGTAAGCACAACAGCAACTTCCTCAACTACTTGTTCAGGTGAGGTTGTTATCATAGAGGAAACAGATAAGTTTTCTTATGGCTCAGGCTTGTATGGTCTGAACGAATATACCCAAGGTGATTTACAAACCGTTGTAACTGCTACATCCTCTGCAACAGCATCATGTATTAAGATTCAAGAGAGTGGGGCAACAGTAACGGTTGTTTCTGCTGTAAGTGCAAGTGCAAGACGTGTTCCTGAAGGCTCTGCTCTCATTAATGGTTCTTCTACTACAAGTGTCAATACCACAGCAAATGGTTCAAGGATAAGGGAATCTAGTGCTACATCTAGTTCGACTGCTAGTAATACAATAACTGTTACAAGAGTCAGAGAGGGATATGCTAACCCTTCTGCTAGTGCTACAATAACTGCAAACAGTGTATTCGTTGTAGGTGGAAGTGCTACTTTAACTGCCTCAGCAACAATAGCAGCAGTATGTAATAGGGTAAGGTTTGGTTCAGGTACACCTACAGCATCAGCATCAATAACCGCATTAGGATTTGCAACGAGAGGTGGCATTGCCTCAACGACAAGCACTGCTACGGTTACGTCTGATTCAGAGAAGGTATGGCAAGGCAGTGCAACATCTTCACCTATTGCAATAATTACAGCAACGTGTAATAGAGTACAAAATTCAGGTGCAGCAATAAGTACAACATCAGGTACGTTGGCAGTAGGCAGAGAGAAGTGGGAAGTTATAGCACCAACAGCAACTACTTGGACGGAGATAGCAGCATGAGTTTAATACCATTACAGTTACCACCAGGCATTCATAGAAACGGTACAGACTTTGAATCTTCAAATAGATGGCGTGATGCTAGTTTAGTTAGATTCCACGATGGTTCANGGCGGTTGGACTACTAGAAAGGCATCAGCATTCGCCTCAGCACCTAGAGCAATGTTATCTTGGGCTGATAATTCATCAGGAACAAACCTAGTAGCAGGAGCATACAATAAACTCTATTATGTTAATGCGTCAAGTACGGTGTCCGACATTACACCGTCAGGCTTAACAGTAGGAACATTGAGTGCTTCACAGAATTTAGGTTACGGTGGTGGTTACTATAACGCAGGTAATTATGGCAGAGCGCCCACAGGAACAGGTGTGTATCAAGAAGCAACTACATGGTCATTAGATACATGGGGTGAATACTTACTTGCTTGTTCGTCTAAAGATGGCAAGATATACGAGTGGCGATTAAACACAGCAGTATTACCTACAGCATTAACTAACGCACCAACAAGTAACGTCTCAATGTTAGTAACTGAAGAAAGATTTGTATTTGCATTAGGTGCAAGTGGCAATCCAAGAAAGGTTCAGTGGTGTGATAGAGAAGACAATACAGCATGGACACCCGCAGCCACAAACGAGGCAGGTGACTTTGAACTACAAACACAAGGTCAGATAATGTGTGGTATTCGTATGAGAGGTAGAACTCTTATTATTACTGACCAAGACGCTCATATAGCAACATACTCAGGACCACCTTTTGTTTACGGATTCGAGAGAGTTGGTACAGCGTGTGGTATTGCATCAAGAAAAGCATTAGTAGCAGTAGATGAAGGTGCTTTTTGGATGGGTAACAAAGCATTCTATACATTCGATGGTTCGATAGCAACAGAGATTAAATGCGATGTATTAGACTATGTGTTTAATGACATTAACACAAATCAGATTACTAAAACAGTAGCAGTACATAACGCACAACATGGTGAAGTATGGTGGTTCTATACATCAGAAGGCTCAACAGAAAACGACAAGTATGTGGCTTTAGATTATAAAGAAGGTCATTGGACGGTAGGTTCATTAGACCGTACAGCGTGTGTAGATAGAGGTGTGTTCTCTAACCCTATTTGGTGTGATGCTAGTGGCAACCTATACAACCAAGAGACAGGATATACACATGGTTCTGTTAAACCTTATGCTGAGTCAGGACCTATAAGTTTAGGTAATGGCGATACAGTAATGAAAGTATCTAACTTAATACCTGATGAAGAAACTCAGGGTCAAGTTAAGGTGTCGTTTAAGACTAGATTCTATCCTAACTCAACAGAAACAACACACGGACCGTACACATTATCGAACCCTACAGATGTTAGATTTACAGGTAGGCAAGTAAGACTAAAAGTAGAAGGCGTAGGTAATACTAATTGGCGTTCAGGTGTGATGAGAATTGAAGCAAGACCAGGCGGTAAAAGATGATTAACTTCAGGAACAGAATGGAAGACTTGGGGTGAACGTCTTGTCTCTTATTTATCTACTAACAAAGATAAGTTAAGATATATAACGTCAGGCGAATCAGCTGCAGAGGACGGGATTCTTATGTGGGATAGAGCACAAGGAACATTAGTAGTATCTAAGAACGGTGTTTGGGTTAAGGTGAAATTAGACCCATGAATATAAAAGAAGAATTATTAAGATGCCAAGATTGGATCGAATCAGCCTTAGATAAAGGCGGTGATACACATTCCTTCTTAGATATTGCTGAAGGCGTAATGAGTGGACACATGCAATTATGGCCAGGACCAGACGGATGTGCAGTAACTGAGATTGTTACTTATCCCAAGAAAAAAGTATTACATGTCTTTCTTGCTGGGGGTAAATTAAAACAAATCACAGATATGCATGAAGATGCGGTACAATGGGGTCAAAGCCAAGGTTGTAATGGTATGAGTTTATCAGGTCGATCAGGCTGGAAAAAGATTTTAGAAAAAGAAGGCTGGAAACAGCAACAGGTAGTATTAGTCAAGGAGTTTTAATATGTCAGGTGGAAAAGGCGGAAGCAAAACACAAACAACAGAGATACCAAAATGGATTGAAGATCCTGCAACTAGGAATATTGCTCGAGCAGAAGAACTTCAAAAAATAGGCTATATGCCTTACTATGGTGCAGACATTGCAGCATTTAATCCTACTCAGACAGCAGCAATGCAACAGAATATTGGAGCAGCAGAGGCATTTGGTCTATCAGCACCCGGCGCACTAACTCCGTTACAAGGATTACCTGCACCACAGACCTTTGCAGGAGGAGTCCAGGGTTATAGCTCTGCTCCTTTATATGAACAAGCATTAGCGGAGTTAAAGACAAAACAACCTAGTGATGTAGATAAATACAATAAACTATTCGTTTAGGAGAATACTATGGCAGGTGGACCAGCAGCAGGAGGGATAGCAACAAACCCGAATATCAATCAGATGGCAGCCCAGGGGATTAAGGGTGCAGGAATAGGCTCAGCTCTAGGCATGGGTTACACCCCAGGATCTGTTACAGTAGGCAGTACAACCCCTAATGTGAATGTTAGTGGGGTAGCTCCTACAGTTTCAGCAGGTCAACTAGCATCGACTAGCATGACACCTTACATGAACCCTTATACGACTGATGTAATTAAGGCGAATGAGACTGACATCCTTAGGGGTGGTGCTATAGGCTTAAATGAATTAAATGCCCAAGCAGGTGCAGCAGGAGCCTTCGGTGGCTCACGCCACGGTATTGCAACAGGTGAGATGGGAAGAGGCATTGTTGAACAACTTGCTCAATCCTCAGCAGGTTTAAGACAACAAGGTTATCAAAACGCTCAACAGGCAGCAATGTCGGATATTGGCAATAGAATGACTGCAGACCAATTCAATGTCCAGTCAGGCTTACAAGGACAACAACAAAGATTAGGTGCAGCAGGGCAATTAGCAGATATATCTAACCTCGGCTTTGGTATGGGTCAGACAGTTACAAACAATTTAGCAACCCAAGGTGCACAACAACAAGCACTTCAACAAGCATTAATGGATACAGCAAGACAGAATTATGCAGGTTATGTAAATCAACCAGCTCAGTCAATAGGATATGCCTCACAGGCTCTTGGCGCAGCACCAGTACCACTAACGCAGACTAACACAAGACAGCCTGGTTTATTCGACTACTTAACACTTGGTGCTACTGCAGCATAGTAAGGCATATAGCCTATTTTTTGAAGTTCTTCTGCTCGAGCAATATT